TAACCGCTTGCGCGGGCGCCTGCCGGCCTGCGGGCCGGCGCTGGCCTGCGGGCCAGCATAATATAGTGTTCATCAGACAAAACAGTTGTGTGATGATTTATAGCGCTTCGCGCGATTAGGCGTCCTCGTAAGTGTACTCGAGCATATACTGCAAGCCGACCATGTAGCCGACATTGAGTGATGCACCGCCATTAGCCAGCACGTAATAAAACATGCAGTAAACGTTACGATTGCTCGGCGTTGTCGTCGCATCGTTAAACTTGAGAGCCTTATGATAATACTTCGTCAGATTCAAGCTAAAGTTAGCATTCATCTTAAAGTCATTGTTCGCAAAGTAATGCGAGGCGACACTAGACCCAGTGCCGCTGTAATCTGCATTGCCCAGCTTAAACGTGCGCGTGGTCAGGATGCGATACTTATCTGTGTTGACGGGAGTCCACATGTCAACCAGATCATTGGCAAACCCTTTCACACCAGACCCATTCTGGAAGAAGTCGTTGGTGGCAGTGGGGTTTGGTACGGTCATCGGATCGAGCTTGTCGTAGAAGATGACCATTCTAATCTGTACCGGCATAGGCACAGGATTAAAGGTAGCGTCATATGCCAAAGGTACAAGTGTCCCCTTGAGCATCAACTTCTTCGTGTGAATAGAATTGCCCACACGATTACCCTGCCCAGTCCCTTGCGTGATGGGCATGATAGCGCTAGGGCCGCACGGAAATATGTTATTCGTGGCGAAGTTAGCCCCAGCTACTGAGTAAAGTCTGGTATCGTAATTGAAATACTGCACCGACTTGTTCTCGACTTGACGTGACAATTCACGCTTAATCAGTCTGCGCAAGGCCTTACCACCTTTACGACGCATAGGGCGCTTCTTGGCGCTTTTGCGCTTTTTGGTGTAGGGCTTTCTCTTGCGGTATGCCATGTTTTTATATAAAAAGACAGGGCGGGACGTTTAGGCATCTTCCTCGGTGCCAAACGCATAGACGGGGTCCTTAGCAGCTTCGTCCTCCTCTGCGCGCTTACGTTTCTTCATCGCGACCCACTCTTCACCATCCTTCATGGTCAGGCGAATCACTGTGGGGAAGCGCCGCTCCATCGAGCCGCGCACCATGGGGTCATCGAAGCAATCCGCGATCTCGTAATTGCTTGTGACTATCCATCGCTCAGGATTGATCTCCGCTGAACCGTATTTCAAGTCCGCGATGGTTTTGTAGCGGTCTGTCCAAATCTTGAGGTTGTAGGACATACCCTTAATGGTGGGATCGAAATCCTCAAGGATGATGTTCTTCTGGTAGCGATAGTGTTGCCACTGCTCCTTGTTACCGACCTTACTGTAAAAGTCGGGACCAGCCCACTTCCTGGCATGGCCAGATTTTGCGGCTCCAGGGGGACCAACGATCCAAACCCCTGTCATCTCGCCGTCAAACTCGTTCGGCAGCTTGCGCGCTTGAGCTTTAAAGTACACCTTGTCCCAATTGTTAATATGGGCCATGTACACCCCAGGGTGATTAAACTCAATCTCGTCTTGCAGGCCCTGACGGGCCCATTCCATGCACTTCTCCATGATCTGTGCACTTTTGGAACCCTTCTCTTCCTGCGTGGCTGGGCATTTGCCCCACTCGTAAGCTACCTTTCCCTCCTTCTTGCAGTACTTGCTGTTGGCGATGCATGAGGCATCGCAGGTGAAAAGGATGGTTCCGGGGAGCTCTTTGATGAGCTTGGCACCGCTCTTCTCGTTCTTAAAGAACATAAAACCCTGAAGGTGCGAGTGACCAGTAGTAGGACACAATTCATAGCCGTAAACTATATATCGTAGTCCTTGCAACGCCTTAAAGCGCGTTTCAATCTCGAGAAGCTCCGACTGCGCATAGAAATGCGTAAATCGGTAAGGTCGAACGTTGGCGGTTCTCACCGCGTGCCAGTTCTTGTTATCTTCGAGCTTCATCTTTCGCGGGGTCGGGGGGATATAACATCCTACCCGACGCTCCCGCTTTAGGTCCATAGGTAATAATAGGGCTTCGCCCACTATGGACCTGCCCCTTCGGGGCGGGGCTTCGCCCCCCGCTGCGCGGGTCCCCCCGTGGGCGAAGCCCTATTAAGTAAAGTGTAAATGATGGGGTGCGAATACCGCCCCAGTCTGCGACGCCGGCGCTTAACCGCTTGCGCGGGCGCCTGCCGGCCTGCGGGCCGGCGCTGGCCTGCGGGCCAGCATAATATAGTGTTCATCAGACAAAACAGTTGTGTGATGATTTATAGCGCTTCGCGCG